TGGCTTTTGCTACAGGTGGAATACAGTCAGAGAAGAGAGGCTTTATATCAGAACGTGCAAGTAGGATCGCAAGTATATCTCCATACCTTAAGAAAACTATTCTCGATCCTATGAAACCTGTACCTAGACCGAAGGTAAGCGTAAGCCCGTTTGCTATTGGTGCTGGCATTATGAGTGGCATAAGTGCTGGTGTCGGTTATGCAAACATGACATCAAATACAGTACAACCAGTTCAACAACCAGCATAACTTATGGCAATTTCACTAGGAAAATCTACAGGCGATAGTAGTCGTAAAACATCCAGAAGGGTGCTAAGTCAGTATGGCGTTGACTCAACTATTACTGCCAAAGGTCTTACTCCTCCAGGAATAAAAGTATCTGCTCCTATTGTTGACACTTACCAGCAAGTAGAGAGGATGAACGCACCTCAGTTACAGTTAGGTCGGTTTGCTGACATGAGTATAGGGTTTGATAACTCAAAAGACTTACAGAATCTAGCTAACTCGCTTGGTCAATTTAATTCTGAACTTAAACAGTTTGGAAATGTAATGGCTCAAAGAACAGTAAGAATAGATAAAGAAGCTAAGAACTACACAAAAAGCCTTGCATTGCAAAACTTTGGCAGTAAAAAGTCAGCTGTAGAAATATTACAAGATACCAGGCAGAATTTACAGAAAATTGTAGAGAGCGAAGAGTCAACTATAGAGCAAAAGAAAGCAGCAGAAAAGAATCTTAACTACATAGATTCTAGAAATAATATTTTAATACCTCACTTACAGTCGCAAAATAAAATAGTAAACATACAATCTAACGCTGCAACTTTATCTAGTAAAGCTAGTGGTGCAATAGTAATAAAAAATGGCATAGAAGTACCATTAAGTTCGCTAAGACCTGATGATCCTATATATCTAGAATGGAGAAGAAACGCAGTTTACGGAGATGGTAGTGGTGGATTCATTCCATTAACGCAAAGAGAAGGTAACGAAGTGTCTGCTACTGTTTTATCTGCCTATGCAAATGATATAGTCAGGCAGGAAAAAGCAGTCATAGGTTACAACAAAGAAGTATATGAACAAGAGTCGTTAGTGCAAATAGATGGTTATGCAGCAATGCACCTTGATAAAGGTAGTATAGACGAAGTGACTAAAGGTTTAAATGCAATATTAGATGACTCTCGTTTTATGCAGATATACAGAACAAAAGAGGAAAGGGATGCTTTTATTAAAAAAATAATAGCGCAATGGGAGCAAGCATTATTTGTTAGAGGGCAAGAAACAGGTGTATTTTTAGAAGCAGACGAAGCGTTTGAACCCTGGCTTAAATTAATGACAGGCAAGAAAGAAGATAGATTAATAATAGATAACGATAAAGAATCACCTACATTTGGACAAGAAATAATTAATCCAAAACTACTTTGGCATAAAAGTTTTGAACCAGCTTGGGAGGCTAATACAAAATATCAATACAATACAAAACTTGCTAACGCTAGGAATCAAGAAAAAACAAAAATAGTACAAATGGGTAACAATGCTATAGATAAAATGTTTACAGAAGAAATATTACCTGAGTTAAAAAGGATAGATGAATTAGCAGGAACAACAGAAGGTGGATTTGCTTCTGAAAAAATACAATTAGAACTAACTAAAGTAAAACAATTATTTGAAGAAAAGAAAAACGAAATAATAGCTCGAGTTCCTATTAGAAACCAAGAAGATGTATTGTCTTATGCAAACAAAAAAATAGTTACAAGTGATAGTTTATTGTTTGGGCCAGAAAGAAAACTATTAGCAGCAGAGCTAGGTAAGGAATATACACAGGTATTTCTTAATCCAGCTAAAGCAGTCGCATTTAGAGATAAAGTCAACAGACTTATAGCCTCTGGCGCAATAGATGTGAATGTTGGCATGAACCTTATCAATAGAACTAATGCAATCGTTAGTGAAATAGCACAACCAAACCAAGAATTTGCAGCAAATATTATTAAAGAAAATTTAGATAAGTTTGCTAGTTCTAAAGGAAAAGGTTATTTCTATTCTTCTGGCTCTGCTGGAGGAAGGGAATTTATTTTAGAAGAACAGCTAGAGCTTAGTAATGCAGAAAATAAAATGGTAAATGGTGCAAATAAAATAATAGAAGAAGGATTAAAGAATGGTAAAAGCACACAAGTTATTAATACAGAACTTACTAAATATTTCCAGGATACTGATTTTGGTTTAGTCAGTAAGTATCTAAGCAAAAACTTAGATGGAGAAATACCGAAAGCATTTGACTCGATAGAAGATTTTAAAAATAGAATGATTGGTGTTGAACAAAAAAATGGGACGATTAATAATTTGGAAGCAACCCAACTAGTAACTATGTATAAAAGCGAAATACCTATGCTGCCAAAAGAAGATTTAGAAAAATTATTGGATGATTGGAATACAAATGGAGTAGATGGCATTGACAAAGACATTAAAAAAATGTTGAAAGCATTAAAAAAATATAATGGTGTAACTCCATATCAATTTTTTAATAATCAATTATTCAAACATGGCATTCCCTTTTCAGACACAATGATTCAAAATGGAGGAGTAGATAAATTTAATAAAAAGTACTCAATGATAAATATCGACATACCTAAACCCAATAGCTTTATACAAAATATTGCGCTTACGCCAGTAGAGGTATTACTTGCAGGGCCAGTTACAGCAGCACCAACAGTAAACAATAACCCTTACAACTATATTCCTAGTGAAGGTACGCAAACTATTGATAGTATATTAAAAATTGCGCTTACCTCTGATTTTACAGACGATGAAGCAATAGTTATGGCAGCCATAGCGATGGCAGAATCTAGTGGCAGACCGCACGCTCATAACACAGAGGGAGATGATAACAGCTACGGATTATGGCAAATTAATATGCTAGATAGACCTGGATTTATGATGGGAGAAGAGCGCAGAGGCCAACTTGCGTTAGACTCAAATGAGCAGTTGTTTGATCCATTAATAAATGGCCGTGCAGCTAAGTATATCTATGATATGCAAGGTTTTGAGGCGTGGACAGTTTACAGGACAGGTGCTTATAAAACGTACTTGCCAGCTGCTCAAGAAGCGTTTAATTCACTATTTGATTAATTATGCCATTTGAAGAATATACAGACGAAAACGGAGAGAAGAAACTTCGTTACGTTGCTCCAGAAGGTACAATAACAGACGATCCAAACAAAGGTTATGAAGTAGGTGGTGAAGGTTTTAACATAGGTGAATCTATAGGTAGAACGCTTGCGCAAGGTGGCAGAGATTTTGTGCAAAACTTATATGATGCTGCTTACGATGAAATAGCTACATTTAGTCCATTTGATATAACAACAAATGAAAACTTTCAAGTATCAGCAACTAATAAAAGCATACGAGATGAATATGGTACAGATTTGTCTCCATCAGAATTTAAAAGACTATTTGATAAAAGAAGAGAAGAGTTGTTTCCCTCAGGTCAACGAGGTTTTATAGGCAAAGCATTTAATATGCAGCCTACTTCTTTTGAAAACCCAGATGCAGATATACCTTTTCTAGGTAAACCTCTTCCTAATATTGCACAAAACAATGCAGAACACATGATTGGTGGGTTATTAGCCTCAATAGGTCAGTTTGCATTAATTGCTAAAGGATTAAAAGCCAAAGGGGTTAAAGTGCCGCAAATACCTTTTTTAAAAGGCACAATGAAAACTAAACTTAAAAGCACAGCACCTGGAATTAAAGGTTTTCTTGAAAGATCAACAGGTAGATTGATACGAGGTGCGCAAGAAGGTTGGCTTCCTGGAGCAATAAATGACTTTGCTTTAGAAGATCCCTGGGATGGCAATATGATTAACTTGCTTGCTAGTGGTGTACCTGATGGAAAATTAAAAAATTTGTTAAACGAGTTTGCAGTTACAGAGGATGATACGTTAGCAGAGGCAAGATTAAAAAATGCAGTAGTAGGTACACTTATAGTTGGTCCATTGTTAGGAGGCTCACTAGAGCAACTAGGAGGAGGTAAAAGAGAAACCCTAATATTGTTTGACGCTATTGCGGATTATTTTACTAAAGGTGCAAAGGTTGCCAAGAAAGCAAATGCAGCTAGAGGTATAGATAATCCTTTTAAAGTTCTTACAAATCAGGAAGTAAAAGACGTAGGAATTGTAAAACTTACAGGTAGAGAGAAAAAGTCAGCAACAGAGCAAGCTGTAGAGATTATCCAGGAACAAGATAAAATACAAAAGGCAAAAGATTTTCCAGGCACAAGCGGACAGCAACTTAATACAGATGGCATAGATCAAAGTGAAATAGAATTTAACAACGCATTAAATGAATTAGATCAAGCTAGAAAAAATTTAGAAGTAACAGCATCAAGGTCAAAATTGATTGCTGAATCGACAGGCGGTATAGACGAAACAAAAAGTTTAGATTTACAGCCTGTACCTAGTTCAGAACTTGCAACTATTGGAGTAAATGAAATAGCTGTTAATCCGAAAAGGTTTCAATTTAAGCAAGCAGGGCAAACGCAAACTGGACAAAGCGGATCTTTAACAAAGATAACTAAATACAATACTGATTTAGCTGGAGTCGTAAGTGTATGGAGAGATCCAGCTGACGGCAAAACTTATGTCGTTAATGGACATAACAGGTTAGCAGCAGCAAAAAGACATCAAATACCAACCATAAATGTTAGGTATCTTGATGCTCCAGATGCGGCGACTGCAAGAGTAAAAGGTGCTATGCAGAATATTGCAGAAGGAAATGGCACAGGTATTGATGCAGCAAAGATAATTAGAGAAACAAAAATGGGTGCAGGAGAAATGATAGAACAAGGTATAAGCCCTAGCGGTGTAGTAATGAGAAAAGCTATACCTTTGTCGAAGTTACCAGCAACATTGTTTGACCAAGTTGCTATAGGAAAAATGACAGAAGATATGGGAGTAGCAATAGGAAGTAGTAATGCTCCAGATCAAGTAATGTTTGATCTTGCAAAAGCTGCAAAGAAAAAAGGTTGGAGTGCTGGTAAAACAGCAGAAGCTGCAAGCATTGCACAATTTGCAAAAGTTAGTGAAGGTGTAGATCCTAACGCATTGCCTTTGCCTGGCTTTGATAAACTTATTACTACAAATTTTGAAAATATATTAAATATACGAATTGCAATTAGGCAACAATTAAGGTCGGAAATAAACGCACTAGCTGTAGCTGCTAATGCTAAAAAAGCTGGAACACTAGAAAGTGTAGGGAATATCATAGATGTTGATGCAAGTAGGGCTGCAAAAAATGAATCATTGCAGGGAGAACAAATATTTAATAGGCTTGCAAATTTAAGTGGGCCACTAAATGACGTAATTAATGAGTTAGCTAAACAAGTAAAAGGCAACACCAGGGCAGCTACTGTCGTACAGGGAAATATTAGAAAAATTAAAAACGCCATCACAGAAGAAAGTACACCAAAAGGACAAGGCCGATTAATTCCAGAAGATCAAATAGCAAAGAAAACTTTTGTTGATAAAGATGGAAAAGTAAAAATGAAAGGTACGTTTGTTGATGAACGTGGTTATGTACAAACACCAAAACCAGAGGACACGATAGTTAAAAATAATCCAACAGAAATAAACAAAAAACCTGACTTAAAGAATGTAGAAATAACTGTAGAACCTACAAGAGCAGGAACTGCTAGTACGCCTGTAGAACCAGTATTACCTAGAGACTTAAAAAGAAAAGATATTAACTATAGAGGTATGCGTGTATCTTTCTCTACTGATATTGATTACGCTGCATACGTTGTAACTAAAAAAAGAAACGGAGTTATTAGAGTTGAGACTACAGGTGGTAGTAAAAGAAACGCTGATTATTTAGACTTTTTAATGAATGATGCTGGCTTTACAGAGCAAGATATTGTAAGAATAAAATCTAGAATATTAGAACAACTTTCTAGTGAATATGTACAGGGAGGAACAAAACGATATACAGGAAAAGGTGTTTATTATTATCTAGGATTAAAGCCTGGACAAC